GCAATCGCGTCCTTATACTCCCCCACCTGCGCCAGCAACTTCTCCTGCTCCGCCGCCGGCAGCTTGCCTATCATCTCACTCAAATCCATCAGTCCAAATCCCTGAACTGTATATACACAGGCCGCACGGACCGAAAACTACCCTTCACCCTTTTCAGTACCCCCAACTTCACCAGCCGGTCAATAATCTCACTCGTACTCCCCAGCCCACCCTTACCACGCACCCGACATATATCCCGTATCGTTGGCCCAAACCCATAATGCTTCCACCACTCATCCACCACCAAAAACACATCCTTCTGCGCCGGCGTCATCCCAACCTCCAAACACTCACTAAACGTCTTCTCCCGCCGTTTAGCCACCATTTCCCTGTTAATTAATATTCTGCTGCGCTGCGTCATGGCCTCATCCCGCATAAACACTACGTTTTGAGAGGCGTTTGGCAACGTTGCCACCCCGCTTATTGCGGTGCAACATCATCTTTTCCCAAAAATATATCCCCCCCGGGGGTGTCCGTTTGCGAAGAGATGGGGGTGGGTTTGGATTTTTTACGGGATGGTTTGTGTGGAGTACTATGTATGTGCGGGCCGGAGTCCCATTCTGCGCTTGGTGGGGTGGGGGCGGGGTGGGGTTCCGCCTCCTCCGATTTTCTCTCACCCGACAATTCATCCAGCAACGCGGTCGCGTCAACGTCCACCGCATCATCCGTGCTGAGTACCATCGACTTGAGTTGATCGAGTATCTGCGCGCGTATCGCGCCGGAATCCTTGACGTGTTCGATGCGTTTGGTTTCGCGGAATGCGTCAACACCGACCAGTTGCCCGATACTGCGCACCGCTTGCACCCGGGTTGCAGCCTTTTCGTCGGGATTCGTTGCGATTTCAGCGAGAGTTGAAATAACGATTGAGCGCAAGCCTGTAGCAGAATGCAGCGCAGCGAGTTCATTTGCCCTCTCTATGCGCTCGATTTCCGCTTGAATCCTGATATCAGCCTTCAGCCTGCTAGCGTTATCGCCTGCGGTTTTTGGTTTTGCTTTATCGCTGTACACCAAGCGGTAGGCCTGAGCGCCGGATTCCCCGAGAGCGAGTTCTTCAGCGAAGCGTTTCATCTTTGGCGTTAGTGTGCCTTTTGGCACTTTCATGGCCTTTTCTATTCCCTGAGCCTTTACTGTTTGGTGTATAGATTTGCGGTTCATGCTGGAGTACCGATTGATTCCCTACTTGCGCGCGCGCAGCCTGATATATCACCGGCCGAGCCCCTCATTTCGCGCCGAATGTACAGGAACAAGTAAAGAAAATCAAATGCAACGCTATCGCATCCCGAGAATCAATTAAAAAATACAATCATGAAAACCCCTTGACGAATGTATTGCATCGACTAATATCACTCCCATGCGCTGCACCCTGTAGCGCCTTACTGGAGCCAACCATGCAAACGCATATTGCGAATCGTTTATATGAAGCAAGCAAGACAAGCACCGCCGGAAGCGAATTATGGAGTTTATATAACGTGCTAGCCGATGACGTTACCGGCATTGAACTACTCGGCCGCTTTGATTCTTATGTCGACAATCTAAGCACCGAAGCACAAGCACTCTACCGCCAACTCAAAGCCTGAAAGGAACCGCCGCCATGAGCGAATTAATGCAGATCTTAATTACCCGCGACAAACTCACCCGCGCAGAAGCCGCCGAAGCAATCGCAGAAGCTCGCCGCCGAGTGTACGAATGCGACGAAGACCCGGAAGAGGTTTTGTTCGAAGAATTCGGACTCGAGCCGGATTATGTATTCGACCTAATTTGATACCACCGGCCGGCCATGCGCCGGCCATTACTGGAGCCAATACCATGCAAAAGCAAAAATTGACAAAAGAACAAAAAGCCGCCGTTGCGCGTTATGAATTTTGTTTACGCGAAGAAGATAGATTCCTCGGCAGCGTATTTGCAAACGCTGTAGGACAAAAACGAGTTGAAGAAAATACGCGCCAAGCCTATGAAGCCGCTGCACGGCTTGGTGTTTCCCATCTCTGCTAATTGGAGCCGCCAAAATGGAAATCAAAACCACCGCCGACCTGAAAACCGCACTTCGCAATGGCCAATACGCTTGGCCTGGCGGATACCCGCTTTATTTTGTTGCTGACGATGGAGAGCCGCTATCGTTCGAAGCAGTACGCGACCAAGTGAAACAAGTTATGTGGGAAATCAAACACAAAACCGCCCGCGCAGGATGGCGTGTTATCGCTTGCCAAGTGAACTGGGAAGATGCCCACCTGTACTGCGCTCACTCCGGCCGCCGCATTGAATCCGCATATTGTGAGGACTAAGACCATGCAAACCCTGTTTGAGATGCTAGCCGGTGCGATCGGCGCACTTTTTCTGTGGGCTTTTTTCTTTGTGCTTTTTCTTTTCTGATCGGAACCGACCATGCAACGACTAAACGACTATTACGAATTCAACTTAGCCGGACATTGGCTTTCCGCGCTGATTAATGACGATGAAACCGGACTAACCGACGACGAATCAGCCGACCTCGCTGCCTTTATGGCCGCATACAACGCCCTGCCGGATTTGACTATCAGCACCGACGACGACGAGCCGAGCTTTGCCGTTGACGCTGTATCTGGCTTACACGCCGACTGCTACACCGTTCGGTTTTATTTCACGAATCACGCGCTTACACCGCAGCAACACGCCCTTGACCTAAATTAAACGGAGCCGACCATGCAAGCAATTCACACAAAATATTTGAGCTCAACGAACACCAAACCAAGCCGGGTTAAAGCCTACACCCACGCCGGACTGTCAGCCGTCATATCGTACCCACACGAAGAACACGCCCACCTCGCCCATTATCAAGCAGTAAAGGCACTTGCCAAAAAACACGCGCTTACTTGGGATATTGACCGCATGACGTGGGGTGATAGTGCCGATGGCAGAGGATATGTTTTCTGTTTTTCTGATAGCAAGGTGACAACATGATCGACTATTGGAATCGACCTGTTTACAAGACCCAAGTGCATACCGCGCGAATTGCAGCGCAGATTCTGAACCTGCCAGCAGGGAACATAGCAACGCGCGGCAATCACCCGATATTGTATTTGCGACTGCTACCAGCGCACCGCTGTGCGTATTCGCTCAGACTCCGCAAGCAAATTGCCGACATTGTGCGCGACTCCAGAAAAGCCGGAACCTACAAACTAGAAAAGGTGAAACCATGAAAATTACTATTCGCTGCGACAAAAATTATGGCGTTGAAACGTTCTATCCCGCTTGCGAACGAGCGCAACTATTCGCCCGAATTGCCGGAACTAAGACGCTAACCCGCAACACGCTGCGCGATGTTTCCGCGCTCGGATACCAGATCGAGATCGAACAAACCGCGCCGCGCACGTTCGCCGCATTGACCGCTTAACAGGAGATCAGACGATATGAATAACGACTACATTTCAAAAGCACTCGCCAAGCTAAAAGAACTCGGCGCAACCGAGATTGTCATTTACTTTGATGGCAGCGGCGATTCAGGCTCCATTGATAGCGTACAGATCAGACAATCAGACGGTAAGGTTGTGCCAAACCTTGACGATTTATTTGTCAATTATCCCGTCGAAAAGAGCCAGTACATCAACGGCGAATGGTTTAACGACGTTGAAATTAAACAGATGCCGATTGTCGACGCGCTGGAAAAGTACACCTACGACGAGCTGGAGCGCACAGACGTGGATTGGTACAACAACGATGGTGGATTCGGAGAGCTGCGAATTGAGCTATCAGACGACATATCCATTGAGCTAGAAGTCAATCAACGTTACACCGAATACACCACCCATTCATTTACATTGAGCGAGGAATAATCATGCACCCATACCACCACGCGCTGACCACCGTTAAACAATGGGGCGGCAAGCCAGAGGACTATATTGAAATTCATGCTTGGTTTGATGCGACGAAAGAGCAATTTGCCGATGCCCGTCACCGCGCACTACGCCACCACGCGCAGGGCATTTTCGAGTGTGAGCGCGTATTCGGTCAGACGATTACGAACTCAG